CAAAGAAATACCCATGGGCTCTCCGTCCGGCTTTCCGTTTTCTTTGTTAGACATACTTCGCACCTTCCTTTGTGCCTCTAATTTTTATTACTGGCTCCGGCCATCTGGCGGGCAAAAGCTGAACTTATATTATATCCGTTTTCTGCCCGCTCCTTCATATCGTCCGCTGTTATTTGGTCCTGCCTCTCTTTTTTCGCCTTTTCTTCGCGGCGCTTTCGGGCTCTTATCTCATCCTTCCTCGCTTCCTGAGCTAATTTGATGTACTTATCCACCATATTCTCGCGCATGGCATACGAAAAAGACAGCCATTTTTTTCCGTCATTATTCTTCCCGTTATGCCAAGGGTCCAGATAAAGCCCCGTAATCGCGTCACATAACTGCTCTGCCGTATAACCGCACGCTAGAAGAGTAGTCGCTAACCGCCTTTCCAGTGGCTTAAGATTCCAGTGCGGGTCAAAGTTTTTATAATGCTTAGCTACTTGCTCAATACTCGCCTTAACGTCAACCATACCTCGACTCCTTCCTGAGACATTTCACTTGCTTCCTTTTTCTTTTACTGCTTTTTCTATTTCACTTCTGTCCTTTTTTGTAAACTTAAATTGCTCAAACAAACTATCCCGTAAGGCGATTGCTCGCTCGTGCGAACTCGATTTTTTTATGCTATTCATCGCCCGCGTAAAATCTCCGACCGGCCTGTTTGGATCGGGCGTAGTATTTTTGGCCTTCGTTTTTTTTAGGTCAACAGCAATACGCTCAGACTTTGTAATGTGTGAAACATCCGCACCCGGATACCCGGATTCCAGCTCGTCCTTCGCCCAAAGCTCGTAAGCTAAACCAAATTGCATTGCCGCTACCAAGCAAGCCCCCCGTCGATGGGTGTCGGTCACATCGCGGGCAGTTATTTTGTCGCTGGGCACCGCATTATTGCGGTTGTCCATAATTGCCTGCGGAACAGCTGGAAGGCGTAGGCCGGATTCTGTGTGTACAAGACGCATCATTAAGTACCCACCGACCGGGGCATGAAAAACGATTCCGCCGTCCGGAGCTACGTCTGCTTCTACTTGCCACCCAGGGGCATGCTGTCGAAGTAAATTAAGTGTACGCGCCCAGTTTATGTACGACGCGCTGAACGAACCCCCTCCTTTAGTTTCAACTAAATCTTTGGTTGCTACGCCCGCGAGATTAGGAAATTTTTCAACCAGAGTCATATTCTTTTAATCCTTTCAATTTACTTCTGGCAAGACAACTTTACGTATTCACACGCTGCTATTTCTTTTGCCTGCCGTTTAATAACTTTCCTGACCAGCCTCCTGCCATCGGGCAGCGATCCTATTCCTGCCTCGCCCATTTCAAAAAGAACTTTTGCTCGTCTTGTTTTAATCGCAGACTCTATCTCTGACTTCTTCTTGGAAAGCTCTTCAATCTCTCTCCACATCTCAGAGGCCTCGTCGCTCATGTTAATGGATTCCTCAGTTACCCCACTTACTTGACGGACAACCTCGTAGGCTTTGGGATGCGTCCAGTCTGGGGACGGAGGGTTTTTGTCTCGCAGTCTTTCCATGAACTCATGCTCAGCTGAAATCATACTCTCAATAATGTCTTCGTTTCGCAAGATGGGGTAGAGGCGAACATCGTAATTTGTTCCGTCAATCATTACGGCCATGTCACACCTGCTAGCACCAGTCACTGCCATCTGTTGCTGCGCTTGAATAATGTATTCCTGCGGTATTTCTTCCGTTCCTTCTTCGCCAAAGCCCTCGCCCCGTGCTGCTGTCTTTGCATCCACGGGTATGTATGGCTTGCTAAGTATTGCTTGCAATGATATTGGGCGATTTTTAATAAGTACATCAGTCCACAGTGCATCTGGTGTTGCAGACATAAAATCATACTTAGGGTGGATCAACATAGGGACTGGGTATCTTATGCTGCCACCAACCAGAAGGTGGTATTCGTTTAACACGAACTCCTCCAGCGCGTGCCCCCTACGGAACGCCTTCTCTCTGGATGCATTAGAGTATTCGCTACCAGCCGTGAATGTCTTTTTTTTATAAACGTCGTATGGCATCGACCACCTGGACATGCCCATAATTGCAGCGGCTTCGCTGGCACCTATCGTCTTATTTCTTTTGTTCCACCATGCCTTCGTGTATGACTTCGGGCCTATGATTGGTAGTTCTCTCATGCTCATATCTCGCTCTCCTCATTGTTAAATAAAAGCTCGCAGGCAACTTCAAATTCCTGCCTGCATCCTTTACACCAGACTGCACCAGTGCTGACCATAAAAAAATAATCGACGTTAATGTTTTCCTCCTCAAGATTATCGACCCCGCACTCATCACACTGATAAGCCACATCTATAGTGCAGGCATACAGCCCATCCTGGTCTGTTGGGATAGCGTCCTCATATCCTGTAGCACCTGCAATTACTTTAGCAGAATCGTAATTATCTGCTGTTATTAACACTGCTCTAATCATTTCAGTCTCCTTACTTTCTTTTTGTTGGTGCGGTTTATTTGGTTTTTCCATCCACGGTAGGTTGATGTCATGGTGTGGCAAGTCATGCAAAGAACCCTGATGTTATTCCAGTGATCGTTCCACGATTCGCCATCGATGTGGTCAACCTCAAAGCCGCAGCCTAAATCCATTTCAACATCTCCCCACATGAATGGCTCTTCTGGGTCGTAGTCGCTTGGACCAAACATCGGGCAATTCCACCCCCCGATTTTGTCCTTATGATCGTAGTTAATTCCAGTCGGCGTATTTTGAAACCCGCAAACCGGAATTAAAAAGCCCCTATCAAATAGCTTTCTGGCTAAGCCACACTCCCTTTTTTTTCTTTTAGATAACTGTACTAAAAGTTTGTAGGGATTATTCCAGTCCTCTGTGTTGTATGTTTTTTTGTATAGAACCAGCTCATTCCATCCGGTATTCCTGCAATGCCATGTAAGGTCGTATTTGTTTATTTTTAATCGGCGGGCAGTCTTTGATATGCTTCCTGTCTGTATAAGCAAGGTCACAACTTGGTCTGGTGTTATTTCTTTCTTTAGTTTTGATTGTTTATTTATGTACCTCATTGCCTGCAATACTTCTGGGGTCTGAATAAGTTTTGTTCCGATGATTCCTTCTAGGCTTCTCGTTCTTATGAAATACTGCATGGTCGCCTTAGATATTCCGCACTGTTTCGCAGCGTGACTAGCTGCATAGTTTTCTCTAAGTGCTTTTATTCTTCGCTTTTCTTCACCGGGTGTTATTATTCGCGGCATTTTAGTGGCTCCTTTGTTTACGTTTGACGCCAGAGGCACCGAATCAAGGATACCTCTGACGCCTTAATGTAAAAGTACGGGTAGTGCGGGACGCCGCTTCACTATACGGCTCGCCCTGTTGTCCTCCTGTAGCGTTCATGCCACGGCGTCTATCTTTCCGTTTTTCATTCGGACAGTAGCCGCCCATTTAATCTGGTCCTTGTGTGGACCACACACAACTATCGTACCGGCACACTTGTACTCAGGAAAGTTCGGTGCCGTTTCGGTATAATCAAGTTTCTTCCCCACTCTTTGTTTCAGTGATTTCTTTGTCGGGTAATTCCCTATCACCATCATTTTGCTCAGCATGCTCGTTGTCTCCTAGAAGTTCTGCAATGTCACCGATGTATTGGGGCTCTATGCTTTTCTTTCCCTCCGGCGGGTAAAGTACCCTCTCAACTGCTCGCAGGGAAAACATGTCTCCGTTGTAGCACACCAGTTGAGAATCTAGTGCTTCTGCTTTAGCTTTTGCAAATTCCAAAGACAGCTTTACCCGTTCGTTTGGATGTGCGCCCAGCATGTACTGTATCTGTATCTCCTCAATTCTCTTGTCTTCACTCATCACTCGCCCTCCTTATCTTCGCATGTAGTACACAGCTCACGGATTTCCTCAGGTTTTTTGTACTCTAACGAATCCAGTACGAGATGTTCGTCATTGCACCAGTTACGCAACCAGTTTCCGTCGCCATCTACAACTACTGTAATGCTCCCAGAACTGTGTCC